GTTAGCAGGGGTAGTCAACTCTTCAGCAGCAAAGTTTAAAGGAGCCATAACGTCCACCTGAGTCTTTCTGGGGGCAGCCATGGGTATGCCTTCTGAACCTGCATAAGCCGCCATAGGTAAAGAACCAAAGGGGTTTTCTACAACAGGACTAAATAGAGTGTCTGCCACAACAGAAATTTGTTCTTTTGCGGCTCTTTGTGCTAACGGAGAAGTCCTAGAAGCCAAAGCCTTACGCATCTCAAAGATATCACTGCTCATTCTCAGGCTCCTCGTTGATGTCCGCAAGCATCTGAGCCAACATAACTTTGTCAGCCCGTAGTGTAGCTAGAGTTTCTGCCGTTACGTTACCGCTGTTAATCATTGTGTCCGTGGCTCGTATTAGTTCCCTTACGACCTCCCTTCTTCTTCTTTTTCGGGTCATTCGGGCAACACCCATGCCTACACCGCCACCAGCGATAATCTGGCCTAGTACTGGGAAGCCAGCCAAGGCTGACCCTGCAGCACCTGCCGTAGCAGCGATAGCGAGAGGAGTAGTAGGAAAACGCAGGCCAGACACATCTTCAATCCCTTTCATCGTACGGCCAACCATTGTTTGATTTATGGCTCTACCTGCCTTAACATCAAGCAGGTTCTTGGCCCTGAACAACATAGACATACCATTGATAAGTCGGTAGGCTTCGTCATCAGGCATCAACTTAAGAAACGCTTGGTTTAATTCGTCCCGTACGTACTTACCTGCTACTTCTTTCGCGTTAGCTAGGTCAGGATTCTCAAGCCCTGCCGTAGGCTTCTTACGGAATATCTGCTTGTCAAGGGCTCGCCTGACTTCAAGGATGTCTCTGGCTGTAATGTTACCTTTCTTTGCTCGTTCTTGGAGTCTTTTGACAGCCGTGTCAATAAACAGGTCCACTTTTTTCTGTGCATCGGGCATCAACTCAACGTAGTCATCAAGGTCGTGGAAGCCAGCCTTAAGTTCTTCCAAAGAGTCAGTTAGGTCCTGTACCTGAGTCGCAGGGTTCTGAGACCTGTTAATGTAACTCTGTAGGTCAGCCTCGTGTTTAGCTAGTTGGCCGTCTACGACCTTTGCGTTTACCGCTGGGTTACGGTCACCTTTGTAGTCTGGCAGTGTCTGAAGGTAGTCAATCACAGTTTCTTCAGACGGCGAGTGCATGTACACGTTGCGATTCAATGCCCCTACAGGCTCCACAGTTCCCGGTGCCTTGACGTAGTCTTCAGGTAGTAAGCTGTCTGCAATAGCCTTACGTTCTTCTTCCAGACGCGCTTCTGTAGCCATTCTGGTGGCTTGAACACGGACGGGTGTTGGAACGCCGGGAACCTTTGGAGTTGGTGTCTTACCTAAGGTTCCTATGTTCAGGACCATTTCAGCAGTAGTAGCCTCCTCTGGATACGCCTGAGCCAACTCACCTAGCTTCTCTACGCCACGTTTGATGTCAGAAGCTTCGTACGACTCTGAGACAAACTCTTGAAGCGCCTCAGGAGCGTACCTTTTGTAGGCTTCTCCTGCTACTGCTCCTGCTGTTTCTCCAGCAGCGCCAACACCGGCAGCAATATCAGCCGCTACTCTAAACTTGCCGGGAGGTCTTTCCATAAGCCCCCTGTAACGCTCACGAGTCTCCCTGAAACGCTCAGGTGTTTCTGCAATCATCTCCCGCATACTCTCAGGTTCACGGGGAGTAGGAGGAGTTACGGTAAAGGTTTCTCCGTTGACAATACCAATGACTTCTCCAGTCGCTTTGTTGGTGGCAGTCTTGAGCGGCAACCATTGTTTACCGTCCCAGTATATTTTCTGTCCTGTCTGTGGATTAGTCGCTGTCTTCATGTTTTAGTCCAATTCAAAACCTTCGGGAAGTACTGCTTCTGCTTCTTCTGGCTCCTCTGGCATGGTTATGCTTGGGAAGCTGGTCATATTTTGTTCACCTAATCGTTTTGCAGTGGCTGCTCTTACTGTATTAAAATCACTAATGACTTTTAACAAGTCTTTTCTTCTTATTTTAATAAGGTTCAATAAAGCTTCTTGTTGTTGCGTAATGTCAGCACCTTGTTCAATTTTAGCATATTCTCTATCTGCATCTGATAAACCAGACCCTGAACCAAAGTCTTTAATGTTTTGTCTTACTAGTGTAGCTGCCTCAGCAATATAGTTTTCAGCAGTAGTAACTTGAGGATCGTAAGGCATCCCTATTGCTTCGCCAATACGTCTTAAAGTCAATTCTGTTGTTGCTAAAAGACCCGTAGGCATTCCTCCCTCTAAACGAGCCGCTTGCCTATCAATTATAGTAATCATGTCACGAGCGCCTTGGGCTTTTTCATTAAACTCAACAAACTCTTTAACATTGGCTTTTGCCATTTCTTCGGCACCAACTTGTTGACTAGTGTCTACAATCTGCTGTACGACATTTGGAGCCTTACGTACCAACCCAAGCTCACTAGCTTTAACGTAAGTGTTAGTCTGGTCATTGTAGACTAAACCAAAGTCGTTGACATTAACAGCTTTGATGTTACCTTCTGCGTCCTGCCAAGCCTCCAGCTTACCTGTACGACCTTTAAGCAAGGCGTCTGCTTCGTCAGCCGACAGCGTACCCATAGCCGTGATTTGAGCAGGAGTAAACCCAGCCATCTTTAGACGCGCCCTGATAACCTGCGGATTGTCTAGAGGCAACTGCTCAATCTGAAACGTCCGTACGTCTTCACTAATAGCCCGTAGTTCGTCCATGTCCGTAGTAGATCGTGCAGTCGCTGCTTGGTCCTTAAGTCCTGCCGCTTCTGCTGCTTTTGCTACTTGCTCTTGGAAAGCAACAAGTTGGGTTTGTGCTGCTCCTTGTGCCTGTAAGTCACGCGCTGCTGTTGCGTACTTTACAGCGTTTTCCATGTCTCCTTGAGACTGATAAAATTTAGCCAACTGTTGCAAACCCTGAGGTGTATTAGTGTCTATGCCAGCCATCATACGTTGCTGTGCCATCTGACGTGGTCTTGCGCCAAGCTGTTGTGCAGCCGTAAGCATTCCTTGCTGATACGAAGGCTGCAAAAGACCCTGTAAAAATTGTGTTGAAAACTTAGCCATTTGTAGCCTCCAATTAAAACGGAAGAAGGCGGAACAGGCCGCCACCGGACGGATCAAGTCCTATTACGTCGTCTAGGAACTCAGACATAGACTTACCAGTGCCTAAGACACCACCTCCGCTACCGCCTCCGGTTCCTCCAGTTGTTCCACCACCAGCACCACTTACGTACGTGGGCTGCAACGCTTGCTGCAACAAACCTGTACCAATCTGACCCATGAGGTTAGCTTGACCGATACCTGAGGACAGGAGAGCCTCAATGCCGCTCATTTCAGCTTCACCGAACATACCAGCGCCTGTCAGCTGTCCACGTTGGGCTAGTTGAGCAGTAGTCATAGCAGGTTGTACTGCGGCAGTCAGCTGTGCCTGAGGTACGTAACCAGCGGACAGGAATTGACCACCAAGTTGTGCCTGCTGCGCCTGCTCTGCTTGCGCCTGTTGCATTGCAGTCAACATAGCTCTGTTACGGGCTTCTTCTTGTGCCGTAGCCATAGCCAGCATTTCAGGAGTAGCGCCACCGTAGGCTGCAGAACTTGTACCAAGGCGTCCCTGTGCTGCCAAACGCTCTTCCAAAGCTAACCGCTGACGCTCCTCTTCAGGACGCATGGCTGCTCTCATGCGCTCAAACACGGCCTGCTCACGGGCGTCCATAGGTTGCTGGGCCTGACCGTAGAACTGACCAGCGCCGCTCAAAAGTTGCTGCTGTAGTGCTGCTTCTTCTGGAGACACAGTCATCGTAGTCCCGCCTTCAGGACCGACACCCATCATGCCACCAGTAGCAGTAGTTACAGTAAACGGCTTAAACTCTGTCTGCTCTAGGCCCTGACGTGCAATCTGAGACGCCTCACGTCTAGCCCTTTCGCCTACGTCGCCCAAACGTTGGTACGCCTGTTGTGCAAGTAGAGCGCCTGCGCCAGTACCTAAAGCCTGTTGACCGCCAGTGCTGCCTAAGAAACCGCCAATGCCGCCTAAGATACCACCTAGGGTGTCTGCAATGGTATTGGTAGTTCCGCCTGCTGTCATTGACCCACTTGGTGTTGTCCCACCGACAGGCGGCGGAGCCGTTGTCATCGTTTGGTAATAAGGCGGTATATATGTTGGGTTCGCAATTATCATAACAATTTACCTATCAAAGCCATTACGTTAATCTCCTGTAGCGACAAAGGTGACCCGTCAATTTCTGACTCTAAGCCAACCTGTACACTTGTTCCGTATCCGGTGGTGTTGAGGCTACGTTGATTTGTTAGCTGTCCACCTGTAAATTCTACTGTTGTATACTCACTTTCACCGTAGTACCCAGTAATCTGAGTACCTACAGTAAATTCCGTTGTTGCGTATGTTGTATCGAAGTCATACGCCCACTTCATAAATACTGTTGCATTGTTTGCACCAACCAGTGTTGGCTTCAACTTCTTCAAAATCTTGATTCTAGAGCTATCGCCAAAGGTTAGACTTGGGCTGTAGTACTTGAATCTGTAGCCTTCTCCGTTGTCACTGTAGCCGGTGTACGTGCTAATTCCATTGGTTGTGCCAATGTACAACGTCCCGTCGTCTAAACGCGTGTACGCTGTAAACTTCGTAGACGGCCATCGAGTAACACGGTATGCTCCATTTTCTAACGTGCCTCGTACGTCAAAGCAATACGTTACGTCCTGACCAGTAAAGGTTAGCAGGTAGAAGCCCTCCTCAGGACTGTACACAGACCTAAAGAACTCATCTTCGTTTTGTAGTGCAGCAATAATGTCCTTAGTAATGTTACCTGACAAACTGCTGATAGGCATTGACTTTTGCTGTGTTGTTCTACTAAAGCTTTTCAAACCAGTGTGTGACAAAAACAGTACGTCGGTTCCTGTGTGCTGCACAGTATCTCTGTCTACGCAACCAACGCCCGCCACGGTGTCCGACAGTGCCATAGTAGCTGGAGCTTCAGCGCCTGAGTACACAACAATACTGTGTTTACCAAAGATAATCAACAGGCCATTGTGTGCAGCCAAAGCTACAATCTCGTCGTATCCGTCAGGCCAGACCTTTGAGATATCAATGGAGCCGCTAGTGCCTCCAGACCAATCGTGGCCGATCAAAAGGTCAGACCAATAGATGGTAGACTTGTCGCTGCTAAAGTCTGCTGTCCAGAGCCGACCATAGGCCGCTAGGACTTCATTACCGTACATGGCAGACGCAACGCCAGCTGCACCAGAAACTGTACTCAGCTTAACTACAGAGCCTCCTGCGTTGTCGTACACAAGGGGTTCGTAACCCCGTTGGAAGAAGTAAATTTTGTCGTTGAAATCCACAAGCTTCCAGTTGTCTGCAGTAATGGTGTAACTGCCGGGAGTCTCGTCAACCAGTGTGGTCGTACCACTGATTATCTTGTTGTTACCTACAGAAAATATCTTGGTGTTTCCTGCGTCGTCCTTGAACTCTTTGATAGCTCTTAACGAGTCAGTACCAAGAACAGTTTTAGTTGTGGTTACAACAGTATGGCCCTTACGTGCAGCAATACGACCACGTTTGTCAATAACGGCGTTGTCTGCAATTTCTGCAAACGACGGGTCCTGAGCCAACGGCGAGTCTTCAGTGTTAACACCTTTGAACGCTGGGGCTACAAGATTGATACTTTGCAGTTGTTGAGCCATATTAAATAGTCCTAAATACCATCTCTTCAGGGTGCTTTGCTGCGTCTATAGCAATAGCGTCAGACAAAAACTTGTCAGCAATCTGGAAGTACTCAGCAACTGACGTACCTCCTGTCTCACCACGCTCACGAGCCAACAAAGCTACGGCATAGTGAATCACAGGTTGCGAAGGTACAAGAAGTGAATCATCGTTAGCACTCAAGTCTGCTTGTCGCTTAACCACGTCAAACCGAAGGCTGTAGACACCGTCTGGTGTTGGGCCTACAAGTACTTCTGTGTCGCCACTAGAGTCCAATCCGTTGTACGTGTAGTACCGTGGTGCGCCTTCTGCTGCACTGCTAATGTACAGCTGTTCGTTGAACCAGTCTTTTGTCTGATAGTCCATGAACAAGTTGCTAGTGTCGTTCAGGACACACATGACTTTTACGTTGTCACCACCGCCAGTCAATGAGTAACTGTTGTCGGAAGCAGTAGTAGTTACAACAATGGTTTCACGCAAGGCAGACCAGTCTGTTGCTTCTTCTACTGCCTTCTTAGCGTCATTAATGAAGTCGCCTACCATCTTGACATAAGTAGTGCTAGTGACTGACGTGGTTTCTTCTTCGCGCAACCGACGTAGTACATTGTTCATTAGGTTCAAGTATGTCATGCTAATCTTCCTATCAATTGGGCAAGGTTTTCTTGAGCCGTTGGTTGTTGTTGTGTTAACATACCGGGATCTTGATACGCTTCATAACCTAAACCTGCAAACTCCTGTTTTTGGAAAGGGTCAATCTCTGGTCTAGCTGCCAGCATAGCTGCTTGCTGCATCTGTTCCTGTGCAATCTGCTGTTGTTGTTGACCAAGACCAAACATAGAGCCTACGCCAAACCGCAA